CACAACTGCAGTCACCTGTATGTCGGTCATCTTGCGGGCTGGAGTGCTCTATGTAGTGGTCGTTGTACTCTGCCATCCATTGGTCTACGATGATGGATACCATGATTTCGTCTGTGTCGCGTGGTACTGTGAGACCTTTTTTGGTGTATTTGCCACGAGTACGGATCTTGTAAGCGTGCAGTTTAGCTGCTTGGAACAGGGAACGCCATGCTGCTTTGTTGTCGTCAGAATAGCGTTCTGTGGAGTTGATGTCTGTGATGATGTTATGTATGTCTGTGTTCATGTGTATGTGTTGGTTTTGTGACATATTAGTCAAACTACTATCTCTCTTGTTCTTTTAGTTTTATAGCTACTTTTAATAGAATGAATTTTGTCATGATATATAGCCAGCATAGTGTGAACACTGTTATTTGTAGTGTTTTTGTGATGATGTCGTGTGTGTTTATTTGTGTGTTGGTTTTGTTTTTCATAGTATATGTTTTGGTATATGTTTTGGTTGTTGGTGTTTATTTGTTGAACACCTGAAAGCAAGGGGACTCTTCAGCCCCCTTGCTGTTGAGGTTAGCAAGTTACGAGGAAGGTGTCCTTCCAACCGTTTGCCCAGACCACTTCGTCAATTGTGACGGCAGTGCCGCGTTTGAGAGCTGTGTCGAACCAGACCTTGAAGTAATCCCCGTCCGTTGTGCGAACGGTGATTGGGTACTCGCTCTCAGCAGATTGAGGGCCTACGGCAATGACTTCACCTTGATAGTGGGTTACTGTTGTATCGGATGTTTTGTTTTTACTCATTGTTTTTATGGGTTGTGGAGCGGAATTGCTCGTCCCGAAGGGATTTGTCAAGGTGGAGATTTTTCCGTTATAATGGTGGACGAAGACGATGTTCCGATGAGCCATGATCGACTGAACGTCTGTACCGACAACAAGCTAGACGGCAAACGGAAAAATACTACCTTGACATAGCCCTTAGAGCAATTCCGATCCACAAGACATAAAAACATTATGACGAGGAAAAACACAACAGCAGAGACAACAGTGACATGGATCCACTAACAAGGGGGAGTCAGGGACGTAGGTGCTCGGGCTGATGCGAAGAGAGAGTGCCCAAGCGCCGTTCGTGCGACGGACGGGGTTCATTACTTAGGTCTGGGGCGACGCGGCTCTCAAACGCGGGACTGACGGTGCGAGTGTCGTATGGGCTGGAGCAAAGGGTTGGGAGGGCGCAAGCCTCGTTTCTACTTGCTTAGCTCAACAGTGAGGGGGTGATAGGAAGAGTCCCCTTGCTGTAGGGTGTGGTTGTTGGTTTTGGTTGTTTAAGTGCTTGTGGGTGAGAGTGTTGTGGTTGTGGGGTTCGAGATAGGGTGCTTTTGAGAGCGTGTTGTGTGGTTTGGTTGGACGAAGCGGAGACAACGTCCTGAGCATCAACGAGTTACCGCGTCACTTGCGTCTGGGTTGATGGTCGTGGGGTTTGAAGGGTCATGGAGATTAGTTTGAACGATCAAAGTTCGGGGTTTGATAGTTGTAGTTCAGAGGTTCTTGGACCTTGGACTAGTGCTCAAGGGTTCACTGTTCGAGGGAACTTGGAGCATGGAGCAGGACTGATGAACAACGCGACACGGACAAAGCACCCCCCCCACTGGGGGAAATTACGAAACGGACAACAAAGGGGTCCCTACCGTCAAATCCAATTTTCAATTTTTGGGAATTTCGGTGTTTTAGTGTACAAGTGTTCAGCAGAATAGGCAATTATCGTGAAATCTGTCACACTTATCACACTTGCATCACACTTTTTCGAGACAAGTGTGACTTATTAACCAGTACCTTTATCAACGACTTACGTAATTCATCACACAAATCACACTTTTTTTGACCCCCTACCGTTCACCTGTTGTACCCCCCCAAAAAAAGTGTGATTTGTGTGACAGATTCTCTAAGTCCTTAATAATCATATAATATACTTAATCACACCCCCCCAAAAAAAGTGTGATACAAGTGTGATAAGTGTGACAGACTTGACAATATGTTCACCACCTGTTTTACATCATAAGGTGCCAACCAAGAAACCAGATGGAAGAACCTACGCTGCTGGTAAGAAACCCAAGCAGGTAGTTAAACAACAAAATGCTAAACGGACTAGGTGTCATCGTAAACGTATGAAAGCAGAAGAAGACATGAAGCTCGCCAAGAAAGAACTTGCCAAGGTAGAGAAGGACCTCTCGATCAAGCAGCAATTTCTGGACATGATGAGCAAAGCCCCCACCCCAGCAGAACAACGCAAGGCGTTACTTGCCATGTTTGCCGAGAAGGGGATCAACCCAATTGAAGAGCTACTGGGCTACACTTCAAATGAGGACGTCCCTCTAAAGGAGAGAATTGCGATCTGGAAAGAACTAGCAAGCTACACCCAGCCGAAGCTTAAGAGCGTGGACGTCCAGCAGAACATTACAGGGGAGATGAAGATAATGACTGTGGACTACAGTAAAGTGTCCAAAGCTGACATGGCGACAGCAGTTGACGCAGAAATAATTGACAACGAGGACGGATACGACGAGTTTCTAAGCGAAGAGGAGAAAAATGAGTCTTGAACCAATCGAACAGGCGGTGGCCATTCTCGGAGAGCATTTCCGAAACTACGTTGTAATTGCAAGCGACGAGAATGAACCACTGGCCTATGACATAAGGTTCAGCGACCCATACGCAGCATCGGGTCTTCTTAGCGCAGCATCCAATTACCATGAAAAATACATCGGCGACGGTGGAGTGGAAGAAGACTGGGAGTGGGCTGAGTGTGACGACGATGACGATATTTTTGACGACCTAGATGAATATTAGTGTCCCAGCGCAGGGATGGGAGCCGAGACCTTATCAGCTCCCATTGCTCAAGTACATGACTCAGAAAAAGCGAAGCCTTCGGGCAGTGGTCGCTTGGCACCGTCGTGCAGGTAAGGATTTGACTTGCGTCAACATTGTTGCAATCAAGGCGCTACAGCGTGTGGGCACTTACTGGTATGTGTTGCCCTACGGCAATCAGGCACGCCGAATTGTTTGGAACGGCATGACTGGCGAGGGCAAGAAGTTTATCGACTACTTCCCGAGGGAACTGGTCGAGAAGAAGAGTGAGCAGGAGATGCGAATCCACCTGAAGAACGGCTCGATCATCCAGCTCATGGGGTCTGACGACCCAGATAAAATGGTTGGGGCAAACCCCATCGGTGTGGTGTTCTCCGAATACAGCATCTCCGATCCAAGTGCGTGGCAGCTGATCAACCCCATCCTAGCGGAAAACGGCGGATGGGCGTTGTTTAACGGAACGCCTCGTGGCGAGAACCACTTCTACAAGATGCTCCTCAAAGCCAAGTCTGACAGTTCGTGGTATAGCAGCCACCTTTCAGTCAAAGACACTCAGGCCATTGCCCCAGAAGAACTGCGCAAAGCTCGTAACGAACTGAACAACGAAGCAAGGTTCCAGTCCGAGTACATGTGCTCATTCAAGACCCCCGTCGAGGGCGCGTACTACGGAGCGCAGATCAACAAGGCTTACAGGGACAAGCGGATCGTGGACACTATTGCGGTCGACCCACTGCTCCCAGTCCACACTGCGTGGGACTTGGGGATGGACGACGCGACAACCATTTGGTTTTTCCAGCTATTTCGTAACGAAGTGCGAATCGTGAACTACTACGAGAATAGTGGAGAGGGCTTACCACACTACGCGCGTGAGCTGCAGAGGTGGTCAACCCAGAAGGATGTGACGTACGGGAAGCATTATGCTCCGCACGACATCAAGGTGCGAGAACTTGGTACAGGTAAGTCTCGCTTGGAGACAGCCCGAGGTTTGGGCTTGAAGTTTACGACAGTCAAGAAGCTGTCGATCATTGACGGCATCGAAGCCGTCCGAAACCTTCTCCCCAAGTGCTGGTTCTCAAAGACACACTGCTACGCAGGAATTGAAGCGCTAAAGGGCTACCATAAAGAATTTGACAGCTCCAGAGGCGTTTTCCGAAAAACCCCTGTCCACGACTCCAATTCTCACGGGGCAGACGCATTTAGGACACTGGCTGTTGGACTTAAGCAGCCATCACTTGAAAAAAAGAAATCGAAACATGAGTACGAAGTATCAAGTATCAGTTGGTGAGGACTACAGGTTATCTCTGCTAGACGAAGCAGTTGTCCTGTACCACACCCAAGGACAGAACTTTATCTGGCTGCAGGACTATTACCTCAACTGTCCGCACGGAGGAGAACGCTACTTTTGGAGCGCACCAAACCACATTTTAATGGCAGAAGTTCTTGAGGACGAGATTGGGCGGTATTGGAAGGTCGCTTACGCAGCAAGCCGAGACCCATCAAAGAATATAGAGCTGTTTTTTAAACTTGCTCCGTTTCCGCTTGACAGAGTCATGTTTACAAGATACCACAGAATGAACAAACCAGACTCAGAAAAATTTTATAGCTGGGAAACCTTAAAACGTATATCAAAATATGGGCTCAAAACCAAAAAGACCACCTCCCCCTCCTCCACCCCCTGCGCCCCCGCCCCCTCCAGCGCCGATGGCACGGAGACCGGTTAAGCAGGCAGCGGCTCCATCAGCAAGAGTAACATCTGCTGGACTTATGGGATCGCAAGCCACGCTACCGCGCAGACTGGCTGACCAAAAGAAAAAGGTTCAGGGTCGCTCAGCACTAGGCGGCGGCACGAGCTTATATGGATAGACTCCAACAAAGGTATGCCGAGCTTAAGGTTCTGCGGTCTAACTTAGACAGCATGTTCTATGATGCTCAGCGGTTTGTTCGTCCAAACTCCGACAAATTTGATCACGGGCATACGCCCATGCAAGAAGATGGATCAAAGGAGATGTACGACGACACAGCCGTTTGGTGCAACCAGATGTTTGCGAATGGTCTTAGCTCTAACCTGATTCCCAAGTCCGATCGCTGGTTCTACCTGCGTATCACTGACAGGTCTCAGGGTAGCGTAACCCCAGAAGAGACAGCTTACTTACAGAAAGTAGCTGACCGAATCCTTCACGAGTTTGCGCTCCCTCAGTCACAGTTCTACAGCTCAAGTCACGAGTGCTTCCTAGATATCGGTGCTTACGGCACATCCCCCGTACAGATATCCGAAGTTAACGGTGTTGTTAATTTTCGATCACGACCGCTAGCTGATGTGTTCTTTGACACTGACCAGTACGGGACGGTGGATACCGTCTACTACCGATGCTACAAGACTGCCCGTCAGTTGATGCAGGCGTTCCCACAAGTTGTGGATATGGATGGGTTCAACAAGGACAACTCCATTCACAACAAGTATGAGCTGATCTACACGATCGAACCCAACACGGACAAAGCAGCCAAGAAGGGCAGCCGAGTTGGAAAAGGCCGTCCGTACAGTGTGACCTACTGGTGCCCAGCGCTTAAGCAGCCTTTGCAGGAAAGCGGTTCCAGCTACTTTACATTCTTAGTGCCTCGCTGGTCTAAACTGGCAGACGAAGTGTACGGGCGTGGCCCAGCATTCTCGTGCTTGTCGCAGATTCGCGCACTTAACAAGATGGTTAAGGAGGCGTTGACCTCAGCGGAGTATTTGAACTTCCCGACGCTTACGGCGGAAGAAGACAGCATCATGCTCCCCATGAAATATGGCTCACGCCAGATCATGTTCCATGAGGCAGGTAGTGAGAAGCCATCACCAATTATGGCTGGGAATCAACCCCAGTATGTAATGGAGATGATTCGCATGTATCGCGACTCCGTTAACCGTGCATTCTTTGTTGACCAGATCATTCGTCAGGAGAAGAAAGAACGTCAAAGTGTTACAGAGATTCAAGACGTACGCGGACAGATGCTAAACCAGTTGGCTCCATTGCTTAACCGCATGGAGACTGAGTATCTCGGACCAGCCATCGAAGCAACATTTGAGCTACTCGACCGCACTGGAAAGCTCCCAGAAAAGCCAGCAACCTTAGCTGGTGCATCTTTGGAGATATCCTACTCCAGCCCAGCATCTCAGTCTCAGTTTGCCACCAGATTGTCAGATATCAGTGCTTTTATGCGAGATATCACTCCACTGGCTCAAGCCAAGCCCGAGATAATGGAGGCAATCAACGAGCAAAAGCTACTGGCAAGTTATGCTCAGTACAGAAACATTCAGCCCGACATCATTAAATCTGAAGAGGAGCTCAGTGAAGTAAGAGAAGCTGCTCAGCAACAAAATCAACAACAACAGGCTATAGCTGCTGCTCCGCAAATCGGAGGTGCAATGAAAGATATAGCACAAGCCAAGCAGATAGACCCCGAAGGCGTAGGTCAGTTGTTAAACATCTAATATGCGAGTCCTTGATTCCCTCAGCAGGCTTCGTGAAAAAGCGAAGCTTAAAGAAGACTTAACCCATATACTGGAGACGCCGCAAGGAAAGCGCTTCTTCACAGTATTGCTGAGGGAGTGTCATGTGACTAAGCCAGTGTTTCACGCCGACGAAGCAAAGCTTCGGGAATGCGAAGGTCGACGACGGTTGGCTATGAGTTTTCTCACTCTATTGGGTCAGGATGATCCACAAGAACTTATTAACAAGATAGAGATGGAGAATAAATAATATGCTAGAAGATACAGAACCAACAGGGGGTCTGGGCGGTGATATCACCACACAGGTAGCCTCCGAACCCGCAACTGAGCCCAGTACTTTTGATTTTACATCAGAAGACACATACGCCCAGTTTTATGAGTCATTGCCCGATAACCTTAAGGCACACGAAACGCTGAAGAACACCAAGTCTGTTCACGCACTTGCAGATCAACTTGTAAATGCCCAGAGTGCTTTGGGGACTAAGCGGTTGCCGATGCCTCAAGCAGATTGGGGTGAAGAGCAGTGGAATGATTTCTACAGCCATCTTCGACCAGAAAACAACGAATACTCTACACCAGAAGAACTTTCGTTCGAAGGAGCAGACAAAGCTCCTGAAATCAGCGAAGAAAGCATTCAGGAGCTAGTGGATTTTTCTGCCAAGATGGGTCTAAACCAGCAGCAGTTCGACCAACTGTACGAACGGTATGTTCAGCTTGCTGTAGATGGGAATGAGTTAAGTAGTGCTCAGATTCAAGACACAGTGAAAGCACACCGCCAATCTATTCAGGGTGAGTGGGGTGAAAAGTACGACGCTAACTTGGCTGAAGCAAATCAAGCTTACGAAGCACTGTCTTCGGAGATTCCAGAGCTGAGAGAGCTTATCGAGTCGGACCCCGTTATCGCCAACCACCCAGCTGTGCTGAAAGTGTTTCACCGCATTGCAGAAGTATCTGGTGATGCGCTTCCGTTGTCGCAGAACAACCCCACATCGGGATTTGCTTCTGAGAATGTACACGGCATTCGTTCGGCAATTCAGGAACTAGATTCCTCAAATGCGTCACTGATTATGTCCGACCCATCTTCTCTAAGTATGGCTGATCGAACCAAGCGACAGCAGATTTTGGAGCAAAGGGCACGACTTTACTCAAGTTTGTACCCATCTGCGTAAATAAACTTGACAAAGACTCTAAACAAGGCTATCCCATTACTATTGGGGTAGCCTTTTTTTAGGTCCCAGTAGCAGCTTCAGATAGCCGTTGGTTCCGTATAACTAGAAGAGTCCGAAAGGGTAGCTCATCGAAAAAAAGCAAACTTCTATTTAACCTAACTTATTATATACTATCATGGCCTATTCAGACCCATCCTACATGGCAAGCAATGGCGCAGGAGCTGCTGCAATCAGCAACGCTGCCGCTATTAACACTGCATACGTTGAATCATTCAAAGCTGGCTTCGAACAAGCATTCCAGCAAACTGAATCCAAACTTCAGCCGTATTTCGAACAAGAGTCCCAAAACGAAGAGTTTCAATACTTCGATCGCATCGGTGTTGCCGAAGCAATGACCGAAGACGCTACTCGTTATGGCGACAATCCTAACAGTGATATCTCTCACGATCGCCGCCGCATCGGTCTTAAGGACTACGAGCTCGGCAAATACATCGACGAGAAAGATCTCAAGCGCGTACTTACTGATCCAATGAATGCCTACACTCAGGCGCTTCTTGCATCGGGTAAGCGTAAGATCGACGATATCATCATCGACCGAATCTTCGGAGAAGCTTACACAGGCCGTAGCGGTGGCACAACCGTCACGTTCTCTCGTGCTGCTTCCTCGACTCGTGACACCAACATCACGATCGGTAATCTGAGCAAGAACGACGCTAACCCAGTTGTTGACACCTATGACGCAGCTACTGCGAAAAATGGTATCGACATCATCGCTGGTAACACTGAAGGTTTCTCCATCGGTGCCAACTACGATGGTACTCCAACTGGCGGCGCAACTCCTCTTGGTCTTACTCTTGAGAAGCTCAAAGCGGCTCGCCGCACGATGCTTCGTCTTGAGGCTATCGGTCAGGATGACGTTGTTAACTGCTTCCTTACTTCGACTCAGTTCAATGACCTTCTTGGTATTGAGGAAATCATCAACTCCGATTACGCAGTTCGCAAGTCTCTTGCAGAAGGCGCAGTCACCACGTTTATGGGCTTCCGCTTTATCCAAACCGAGCGTCTTGGACTTAACAGCGACGGCGCTAACGACGACGAGCGTCGTGTTATCGTTGCAACACCTAAAGCACTTAAGATGTCTGTTGGTACAGCTCTTAAGGGCGATGTGTGGCGCGTTCCTGCCAAGAAAAACATCCCTTACATTTACTTCAAGCTTTGCGCTGAAGCATCTCGTATGTGGGGTGAGGTCACTGGCGAAATCCGCTGCCTAGAGGCGTAGTCTTATCTGTAGCCTCCCCTGTCAATTCGGGGGAGGCTACTTCCTCTTTATGGCTACTGAAGCAAACAAACTGGAGATACTGAACTCTGCCCTACGAATGGTAGGTAGCTTTCATATCGACGCCGATGACGAATCAAGCAGCACGTATGAGATAAGTACACGTGCCTATGCTCAGGCCGTCACCGAGTTGTTTGGAGACAATATATTCAATTACAACACAAAACGAGCTACGCTCTCTGGAACCGAGTCTTTGGAGTTTACGAACTTCAAGTATGAATACACGCTTCCTCTTGATTTTAATTTGTTTCTGTACATAGAAAGTGCAGAAGATATCCTTATCAGTGATTTTCGATTTGCAAACGGAAAGCTTTACTCTGACGAAAGCACACTGAAAATCACATACACTTACGTCCCAGATCTAGAAACATCTGCTTCTGGGCTTCCTGCTTTTATTACTCGACTGCTTACCTTGCACATGGCGCAAAACATGAGCATTGAGTTGTCTGGTTCGGAAAATAGACATGAGCTACTGCACAAGCAGTACGTTCTCGCGCTTCGACGAGCAAGGATGCTGGAAGGTCGCCAAGGACCAGCTCAAACCTACATTAACGACGGAAATTCTCAATTCATAAGCGCACACCAAAGGTATGGCTCGGTATAGCAATGTTCAAACAGATTTCTCAGGCGGTTTAATTAGTGATTACGTTCTCGGACGCACTGACATTAAACGGGTAGCTAACTCTGGCCGTACATTCAAAAACTTCTTTCCATCACTTCAAGGACCTGCTATTTTCCGTACAGGGTTTAAACACTATAACACTACAGACTACACCACAGACAGCGTGGTGGCTGTTGACGTTATCTTAGCAACTGACCAACCATACAGGGCTGTGTTTACTTCGCAGCAAGTGGAGATATTTGATTCTAGTGGAACATCAAAAGATGTAGTCCCAACACCTTATTCGGCTGTAGACATTAGGGAGCTACGTTTTAGCTCAGAAACATCAGAACTTTACATTGCTCACGGTCGACACAGACCTAAAAAACTTACAGCGGATATTTCATTTGTAGCATCCTCACTTATATCTAGTGACGGTTACACGTTATACGCACAAGGCGATATCTTACTGAACGCAAATGTTGAAGTACAAGGTGATGATCAGTGGACTCTATCTGACCTGACTTTTGAAGTAGAACCTTTTTTGGAGAAAGAAGACGACGGCACTAAATACACTATTTCACAGAACGAGCGCTATGTAAAACTTGAAGCAGACACAGCAGCTTTTTCAGCCATAGCCAATGACTTCGTGGCAAGTCCAGCAGGCTCTTACAGCCAAGACTGGTATGTAGAATACACCGTTGGATCTACTAAATTACTTGGAAAAGCACTACACGCAGGTTCGTCCACAAACTACACATTGGAAGACCCCACAAGCACGGTTGTTTACATAGAACCCGTTGTGTCTGTTTTAGACATCGAAGATGACGCAGCTCAGTTATATTTGTTAGATAGCGACGAAGTAGATGAAGCCACACAACCAACAAAAAGCAAAGCTTTGGAGCTAGACGGAGTTGATGTGGACGAAATACATTTGCGCTCTGATACAGTTATTTTCAACTCAGGTTATACGGACTCGTGGGTTAGAGTCGCCGATGATAGACGAAATAACAATGTCGTAGTGGGTGAAACTCGGAGCAAAACTCGCTGGGTTAAGATCAAAGAGCATCTAGGTACAGAAGACCACCCTGTTGAGTTTTATAGAGGAACATACAATAACACGCTGTATAAGAGTGGTTCGGTTTACGCCATATATGAGGGCTTAGATGCCATATTATACATGGCTGGTCCTGACACCACAGGATCTATAAAAATAGTTACCGCAGTCCTACAGCCGTCGGGTAACTATTCTTACACCTTTATAAACACTCTAAGCGAGTTAAACCCACACAACACAACAAACCCAGCTGCGACAACAAAGACTCTGACTATTGGTAATCTATCCACACAGAGACAATTTGATGTTGTATCGTGCTACAATACAGCTGACGGTGTTCCAAAAGTAGAAGAGTATGACTCAGGAAGCTCTACTGGGAATTTAGTTATTCCAGATGCCCTTAGCAACCTTTCAGCCACTACGATTGCAAACGATGCTTTGCTGAATGTTACACAAAGTAAGTTCGGTCCAGAAGACGTAGGTCGTCACATACTTGGCCGAATGAAGTCTGGAAATGTGTACATGTCCATTTCTCGTTTTGTAAGCACCACTCAGGTTGTTGTGACACTTATTAACTCCGTTCCTCGCAATAAACGAACACTTGCTTTTGAAAACGGAGGCACCTTTGAAGATGTTAAGCTGGGAGCTTGGTATTTTGACAACTACCCCAGAACGGTTGCTAAGTTTGAGCAGCGGCGTATATTTGGAGGAACTTACGCAAACTCAAACTTCCTCTATTACAGCCGAGCCGAAGATGAAACCAGTTTTCAGCCCACACAGGATAACGGAGATGTTTTGGATACGGACGCAATCACCTACGCGCTATCTAACAGAAACGCCGCAATCCGCTGGATCAATGCAGCCAAAGACTTGGTTGTAGGCACAACGGGCGGTATTTACCGAATTGTCCCCAACCAGTACCAGTACGGTATTAGTCCAAAAACGATACGGATGGAGCTTACAGAAGAAGAACCCTGTGAGGCTCAAGCAGAAACAGTGGGTAGCTCCGTGTTTTATCCAGACCAGTCGGGTACTCGACTGATGGAGTATAAGTATGACACAACGCTTAACAGCGCATCCTCTAATGATGTATCAAAGCTTGTTTACCCAACTTTTCTAACTGACGCCATCGTCCAAATTGCCTACCAGCATACACCTCAGCCTCGTATTTGGGTGCGCACTCGGTCGGGTAAACTTTATTGCTTATCGTATCACAGACAAGAAGAGTTCTACGCGTGGTCTGAGCAAGACTTAGGTGATGATGCGCAAGTTTTAGATATCAGTGTTCTTCACCGAGGAACAAGCACGCAGTTGGACCAAGTGTGGATTGTTGTTCGCCGAAACGGAAGCACTTACACAGAAGCCCTAGCAGAAACTGACCCAGTTCAACTTACCAGCTACCCGATGTTGGACAGCTACATTGAGCTGGTTAAACCAGAAGGAGCCCCGATAAGCAACGACGTGAGCGAGCGCTTCGGAGAAGGAGACACTGTCGCCGTAATCGAAGACGGTGTTTACACAGGCGATCAGACGCTAACCGATGGAACCATTACACTACAGTCTGTGGATGCAATCCGAGTCATTGTTGGTCTGCGTTACACAGGCGAGTTGCAGATGATGTTCCCTACTTGGGATGCAAGCAATAAGCCAGCCTATGCAGCAGACACAGCCAGAATCGTGTCGATAAGACCGTTCCTAATTAACACATGGAGCTATAAGATTGGAATTGGTGACAGATTTGAAACAGTCCGCGTGTCAACAAACTACGGAAGTGGTAACGGCTTTACAGGTTTTGACAAAGAGCGACCAGTGACCGGCTCTACATTTGGCGTCGACAATGTGCCCACAATTAAGCACGAAGAGCCGTATCCCTTGACAATTGCGTCTTTAACAACCAAAACTGATTTGAATTAGCATGGAAATCGCAATCGCAGCTACATTACTTAGCACTGCATTCTCTTATCACTCTGCGCAGCAAAACGCAAAGGCGCAAGAGTACGCAGCTGATGCTGCTGAAGCACAGGGCAAGGTCAACGCTCAAATAGACGTCAACAACGCGGTTGATGCTGTAGCGCAAGAAAACTTTAAACAGTCTGCTGCCGAGGCTAATAAGTTTCGTGATTTGGAAGCTATCCAAAGAAAGCGAGTTGCTTTGTCAAGAAAGCTTGATGCTGATTTAGCCAAGGAACGTATTTCTTTGTCTTCTAGTTACGGAACAATGGAGGACGTCTTTAGGTCATACGATATGGCAGCAAACAACGAACTTGCTAGTTTTGATTTTGATGCGTCCGCGTCCAGCTACCAGTACAACCTACAAGCAGGCGAAGCAGGACGTAAACGTAATTTGGCTTGGGATACTGGTCTTGCGCAAAGAGAATTTACTTTGGCAAGCGCAGCAAACACAGCAACACAGTATCGCAATCAAGCTGCAAATATTAGAACAGCTGCAATTGGTGAGGTCGTCGGTGGCCTAGCCAGCGCAACTAGCATGGGAGCAACAGCAGGTTCAGACGCAAAATGGCTATTCAATTAAACACTCAAACTGCTCAGCAGCAGAAAGCGCCTTTTTCGGCATTCGATACAACATCTTCTTATCGAAGTGGGCTTTCGGGTATGGCCGAAGGCATCAGCAAAGTAGGTCAAGCTGCTCTTAATATACAGAGGATTAAGGCCAATCAGAAGACACAAGCGCAAAAGCTGTTGGCGTCGGAAGCTGCTACAAACTACGAGGTACAGCTTGATGAAGTATCTAAAAATTTAGATGCAGCTTATAAGTCAGGTGATGTCTCAGAAATAAACCGAGTTAAGCAGCAGTTTAATGCCCTCGGAAAGCCTGATTTTAATAAGTTCCTTCCCGATACTGCAGGCGGAGCTATTGAGGATATGGACGTACTAGCTCCGTACCAGCAAAGAGCTTCTGAAACGTGGGGTAAGTTGAATAATACTTACGAGCTTAAAGCAAATGCTTATAAAATCTCAAATAACTCTAAAGACTTTCTTTCTGCTACCAGAAGCAATGTTGTTAAAGCTATTACTCAAAATCCCACAGGACTTAGTCCTGAAAATTTTAACACACTGCTGAGCGGCCTAGACCCAACTACAAACGTGTACCAAATTCTGGTTGACGGCCAGCCCAACGACCAAACAAGAGAGGCGTTTAAAGCAGACGCTGGTAGCTCAGTATTGGCGGCAATCAAGCACCAGTTAAAAACAGCGAGCAGCCCCGAAGAGCTTCTTAGCCGCAAGGAGCAGAGTGATGCTTTCTTAGAGGCACACGCTGAGTCTTATGGCTTTACTCCCGATCAGGCACTAGACTTTGAAACAGTTTACGCAAGCAGACTTAAAACTGTGAGTGACACCACCTACTTAAAAGATGAAGCTGAAAAAGAATACGGCTCTGTAACGTCATCGTATGACAACTTCTTTAACTTAACAAAAGCTTCTGATACCTACAAAGCTGCTTCGGAGTTAGAGACAAGAATTATTCGTGCAAAAGATAACTCATACATCTTAGAAAAACATTCGGACAAGATTGCTGAGATGGAAGAAGTCTTGTCGATGTTTATTCCAGAAGTGGATTCTGAAGGAAACCCAACTACTGACTCCTCTATTGTAGATCGTTTAGCTCGCAGGTTGATTCTTAACACACCCGACAAACGCCCCTCTTTCGCTGACTTTCGCCAAATAGTTGATGAAAATCAAAGCTTAAGCGACTCTGCGGTCACAGCCATTCAAGGTTATATCAACAACAGAATTGGAATTGCAGAAAGGGGCGTTGCTAATGGCGACTTAACATCGTTGGGTGCATTATATCCTGAACTTCAGAAACACATTAGCTCGGGAGATACAAACTCAGCTCGGCTATACTATCAAGAAGAGGTGCTCCCTGAGCTAACAGCCAAGGGGTTGGATGCTGGTTTGTACGGAGAAGCAGGTGGTAATATTAAAATACCACCGATGTTTTGGTTTGGGACAGAAAATCCAGCGTTTCCTGTAAACGAGGTCGCAGCGTCTACTTCAGTAGTCCTTGATCTTTTGACAAAAAATGCAGGTTACGAAGGAGCGTTGACTGATGGAGCAATGGCTGTAATCGGAAACCCAAGAACTCCTTCCGATA